GTTAACACCGGTTTGAGGATCTTTTTTCTTTTTAACCTGTTTAACTTTCCGCATTTTTGCAGAATCGATAGGACGAATCTCTTGAATACCTGCTTTTAAATTAGATTCATTTACAACTAAGTGATGGAAAATACGTCCATCTACATACCATCTTCTAAAGATATCATGACCTAATTCATTAAAGTTTAGCATACTATAAATGTTATCGAATTCTTCTTTAATAATCTTTTTAATCTTATCGCTTTGCTCAAGATTATCCATATTAACATCAATGGATTGTTCTAGTTCACCACCAGCAATTGATTCATTAGTAATATCTTCAATAGCCATATCTACTTCAGGATGCATAGCAACACCACGATATTTCATAATTAAGTGGTAATTATCTTTTGAATCATCGCCATCGATATTAATATATTGCCCATAATGAGTACCAGCTGCAGTTACGTAACCTGCGCCGTCATCATCACGAGCAGGTACGATCGAAGGTTTTTTCTTCGGATCTTCAGTTTCTGCTTTTTTAATTTCAAAGCCAAATAACTTAAGTGATCTATTATCTGCCATTATAAATTCCTAATTAGAGTAAGAAGAGAGCGAGCGAACCCGCTCTCTTTCATATATTTATCTAAGATGTAGTAGACGGATTTAAGCTATCAAAATACTGATACTGGAACGTAACCTGAAATCTTTCGATCTCATCATTTGATCCATAGTTCAGATCGATTGGGCTTAGATCAGTTGGGAATGCACCGCGGAAAATGTATTCCTTAAGTGAACTTCCATCTCTATCCAATTGTTCTACTCTTAAGTCTGCTTCGTAATCAATTGGTGAAGTTAGACCGGTATTTGCACTATGTGCATTCATACCGTTCATCCAACGCTCAACTGAATTCCGAACTGCAAAGTCGGTGTCATTAATGATAGTAACTGTCCATTCTGCGAATGTACGATCACCGGCCATTTTTAACTGACGTCCGCGAAATGGTACTACAATAATACCCATTGTAGATCCTGGAAGTTGCGCCGTTTCGCAAAGGAAAGACGTTAATTCAGGATCACCATTTGCATAACCCGGAAAGTTAATAGTAGCTTTGAATAGATTAGGTCTAGCGCCACCACCTCTGAGTTTGGACTTAAAATCATCAACTCCTAATATTGCCATTTTATTATCTCCTTAGCGCTATTAAACTGTGCCTACGACTTCTTCGAAGTCGACGCCAGTTCTAACTGCCACAAAGTTCAAAGTGACATAGTTGATGGAACGTGCCGGCTTGATGAAGATGTTGGCGATGAACTCATTACGGTCAATTACTGCTGCTGTATTGTTTGTTTCGTCACAAACGACACGGAAATCAGTAATACCACGTCTGCCTTTTACTTCTCTTAATACTGGCTCTACGATGTTAACAAATTCTGCTCTTGTAAATTCATCATTGAATTCGAACATAACTTGCTCTGCTGCTCTACTAATTGCTCTTTCGAGTACCAAGAAGAGACGACGTACGTTAATACGATCGAATGCAGATGGTCTGCTTAAGCCTGTCTTATCACCGAATAAGATAACACCCTGACCTGGGATATTAGCAATCGGATTAACACCTGCTTTATACAAAGTATCTCTCTGAGCCTTTGTAGGGGTATATGCGATTGAAGTAATACCTAAATACTGACCTCTTCTAGAACCAGCAGGAGAGAACCATGGAGCACGATTAAGATCCGTTGCCGCCATAATACCAGCTGTTGAAGAAGATGCAGGAATAAAGATATACTGATCGTTATATTTGTCATATACCTTAAGGTAGTTATTATCATTTACCACGTATGAACTATTAGTAAATGTATCAATTGTTGAAACCACATTTGTTACAGCAGTTGCTGCAGAGTTAACGTTAACCACATCGTTTCTAGCAGGAGAAGCAACTGCAATGCAATCTTTTCTAGCAATTGCTGTTGAAATAAGGTCGTTAACGACTGTAGTTTGATCTGTTCTAATAGTCATACCAGGGGCAATAAGGAAATCTACCTCTACGATATCTTTATCTTCGAAAAGATCATATCCACTTAAAAATTCTGCAGTTCCTAGTACGCCAGAGTTAGCACCTCCGCCAAAATCGTAATTTGTAGCTGCAGTTAATCCATTGCTAAAGTTATCCCCACTGTCGGCAGTAGTACCAGCTCCAGCAGATGCATTAGAGAAATCAGAATCGAATCCTGCTAACCATACATACTGCGATCTTTCATTAATAACATCTTTTACGTAATTGGTTTCACCTTGTAAACCTTTTGCGTTAGATGCTAATGAAAGAAACGGAAATGTTTCTAATACTGAACCAGGTGTACCGGTAAATTTACCATTTTTATCGATAACCACTGCATGGATCTCATCATTCGATGCAGAAAGTTGCTGTGCGAAAAAGCTAGTTGAAGGTACTCTATCAAAATTTGAAGAATATGCCCATGCGTTAAATGCTGTAGAATTAGCAGGACAGACAGAAACTCTAAGTGAGTTGCCTAACTCACCTGGATATTTTGCTAAGAACGTATGGCTGTCTGAGTCTAGAGCAGCTTTTTGTGTATCGAAATCAGCAGCATTATTAATTTTTTCTAATGGTAGAGATCCACCACTATCAGATGCTAATTGACCCGTTGTTGAACGAGCGTTATAACATGCAGAAGTTGCTTCTCTTACTACTTGTAGGGAGTTTGAATAACGCAGGTAGTATGCTGCGTTATGAAAATCTATTGTATTAGCGGAGTCTGGTGAAGCGAAATTTTCTACCAATTCTGCTTCATTGGCGATAGCTGTTCGCTGACCAACTGGACCCCATCTAAAATTACCTACGATTGCGCCTGTAGTTGACTGGACATTTGGCACACCGCCAGTCAGATCTATCTCTTTGACGACAACCGCTGGTGATTCGGACGGTGTAAAGAGTGCCATATTTTTTTCCTTCTCGGTTACGAATTATAAGAATTTCATAATACGGTTGTTCAATTAGTATTATTTATAATAATTGCAATTTTATAACTCGTTAGAGTATTCTATCGCCCATGGCGACTCTTCTTGTTCAATCTTTTGGATATGTTCTGATGCATCGTCAATAAAGCCAAATGGTACAATATCATCTTCAATCTCTTTCATTTTATGTTTAAATAACATATCTTTTAAATTAATATCGGTCATATCCCCAAAATACTGAGTCGATGAAAAATAACCAAACATAACTAGATTCATCATTAAATCATCATGGTTACCATCAGATGCTTCATAGGATTGACCCTTTGCAACAAATGTTGATATCTCCATAATAGTATTTTCATCTACGATATTTAGCTTATTATTTTCTAATATATCTTTAATGGCAGAACATCCAAGTCTTTTAACCTTACGATTCATTTCGATACCAATTGCATTTGCTTTTACAGCAGATTCAACATGTACATTTTCATATTCTAAATCATGATATAAACCATTGCAGACAACTGTTCCTTGGTCATTTGATTCAATTACTACATAAGCATCATTGTAAGACTTTGCGTATTTATAAATAATATTCGGGAAGAGCAAAGGAGAGATAGTGTTATTGCGATATACAGCAACCTGTTGAAACGGGCGGACGCTAATATCGATCAAGTTAAAAGTTGAATAGTCCTGACCTCTTCCCTTCGCAACATCGACTGTCATAATATAATCATGATTCTTTAAAGGTTCCTTATAAACAATAAGGTTACCACCTTCTAATATTTTTTCATATTTACCAGCTCTAAATCCCATTAATGTTTCTGCATTAATAAGTGTATCACCGGTGCCGAAGAATGTATTGCCAAATTCTTGATCAAATTGTAACTGAGAAGTATTTGCTACTGTTTGTTTCTTCCATTCTTCGTCACGCCCTGGTACATCCCACCAATCAACCCTAAATGGATTAAATTCGTTTATACCTTGAGTTGCGCCTTCCCATATCTTATAGAAAGTATTACCAATACCGTTTGCAGTAGAGGTAACAATAATCTTTGTATCTTTACCAGCAGATACCACAGGATAGGTTGACGTATAAAACTCTGCTGCTCTTTCTACAAAGGCAAATTCGTCTAGATATAGGAGGTTTACTGAAAGACCGCGGATAGAGCTACCACTAGTAGCAGAAGCAATGATACGGCTGTTATTGCTAAATTCAATTGATCCTTTATTAAGCGCTTTACATCCCGGTTGAAGAAAGAACGGAATGTTTTCGAGCATAAGCGTAATGCGAGATAACATTTCCCTAGCAGTTGCCCCTTTATTCGCAAGAACCGCCACTGTTTTTTCTGAATTAAATAATGAAAACCAGAGTAAGTACGCACAGGCCGATATCGATTTTCCTGATTGTCTGCAAGCCAATACAATGTTAAACCGATGCTCATTAAAGTGCCTAAACATATTCTTTTGATAGGGATATAATTTAAATGGAACTAATCCATCATCTAGAGAAATTACTTTGCAATATTTTTCTGCAAAGTATACAGGATCACCCATGCATTTTGCATATTCTCTAACTAGATCTTCAGACCATTCTTGAAGTACACCGTCACGTTTTACATTTGGATTACCGAGGTAATTCTCATTTTGGTGTAACATCTATAATTTCTTTATCATTTTGTAATAGTTTTTGAAGATCAGATGTAGAACCGAGAAATACATTATTAGTAGTGCTACTAACTTGTTTTACTTCTTCCCGATTAATTTCTTTCTGCTTCTTATTCAAATCCATCAATCTATCATTTACATCAGATACATTTTTAATCATACCTGATAATACTTCGTACGCTCGCGGGTGCTCACTCTCGCGGGCGACCTCAATCATATTCTCTAAAGCATCTTTACCTTTTTCAATTAATTCGTAATATGTTTCTCGAGAATAGTCATAATCATTCTTTAAATTATTTTTTTCATCAGCCATAATTAAGTCAAGCTCGTAATAGTTGTAGTAAACCCATAGTCACTATCTGCTAAGCCAATAGTACTCAGTGGGTCAGGAACAGTATTAATCCTTTCATTCGCAACGTCAGAGTCTGATAATCCTACATTCTGTAAGTAAAGATCAACAATAGAGTTTCTAATAATTTCACCAGTATTTATAGCACCGTAGAAACTAACTTTCATTTCGAAATCTAGAGTATAAACAATAGTACGTCTTTGTTCCATTGCTCCTTCAAAATCATCGGAGAAAGAAACACTCTGAATTATAATTGGTATATCTTCTTTGAAATCTGGATATTCAGTAGCAAAGGGTTTAATTGTAAGTGAATACTGTGGATTAAATGTAGGAAGAATCTGTTCAACAATCTGAAGTGCATCGTCCTGACTCTTTGCGTATATATTTAATTGAAAGTTAATATTATAAGGTACAGGAGAATAAAACTTTTGTCTATTTGTATTCGATGTTCCTATAGTATTAAAATTACTTACCTTTGTTAGCTGTCTTTGTGTATCATATGTAAAAGAAGTAATTTCAAATGACATACGTGGAAGCTTAATTGCCACCTTTGTATCTGTATCTAAATCCGGATTTTCTCTAATTCTTTCTAAATATTTTTGCTTAGGAGCATATGAAAGAGGAACTTTAATCTGACTTACTGATGCACCAGAAGAATTTTTACGTATGACATATATGTTGTTAAAAAGAGCACCAAAGATTGATACACACTTTCTAACTTTCTGATGATAAAAATGACTACCAAACATTAATTATTCTCCGGATCACCAAATGGATTATTCTCAGTAAAGTCTAAGAAATTAAGAGTACTTGGACTAAAGAACTCATTCTGTTCATTTTCAGATATTTGGTTATCTTCTACAGATACAGTAATAACACCACCTGCATTAGTTGTTAATCCAACAACACCCTTAGATGTTGGTATCTGATGGAATTTACCGTCACTAGAACCAAGATGGATAAGTTTTAACTTATTATCTGAATCATCCCAATCGGCAACTTCTGCTGTTAGTGTAGCACTAGAAAGTTTAATTCTTGCTGTTTCACCAATAGAAAATGCATCAGGATCGGGTCTTGTAAACGATACTGATGGTGGTGTACCATATCCGGCACCTCCATTTGTAATTCTAACACTTGATACTCTACCGGTATCACTATCTACTAATCCAACTCCAGTTGCGCCGGTACCAGTTGCAGATGTAAATGTAACAATTGGTTGCTTATAATAACCATCACCGGAATCAGTAATAGTAACTCCAGTAACCAATCCAGCGCTGTCGATAAAAGCTGAACCTTGTGCTGAATCTAATAGCTGACTTAATGTAAGAGTATATGCATAGGCATAGTCTCTTTCAATTTTATCGATAACCTCAACACCTGTATCAAGATCTTCATCATTATATTCAAAGAGCTGACAACGCATTTTAAAGACTGGAAGATTACTTAACTGATAGAAAGGTTGTTCATGTTCTACGTGCATAATTTGAAATAAAGAATTAGATAATGGTGTATAAATTAAATCACCCTCGCGCGGCCGTACGCTCGTAAGTTCTGTATCCATTCTTTGTACTTGCTGAATCCATCTACGACGTGATACAACAAATGTTGCTTCGTCACGAATCTCTACACCAAATCTGGAAAAAAGATCTCCTTCTCCATCAAATCCTTCTATATTTTCAATATACATTTCGACTTTATGTGAAGAATTAAATGACGATGGTATATCGTCACCAAAGATCGTATCTTCATTAACTAGGTCACGCGGTAAGTAATATACATCTTGACCGTACATTTTCAGAGATTCTATAATAATATCTTCATATAGATTTTGCTCTGATCTTACCTTTTGACTGAAATATAAATTAGTGGCCATATTAACCTACAAAGAAATCTGCTGGAAGTTCGTGCTCTAGTCTTATATTTTCTCTTAACTGTGCAATCTCACTAGTTGCATCATCATATATCTGTCGTCCGTTTAATACTACACCACCTGGTAATTGCATACCTTCAAACTTAATTAGGTTTGCACCCCATTGTTGTTTAATTAAGGCTGTTGTATATTCTTTTAACCACATATCATTATATACTGATGTATGTGTATCTGGATCTATAATTTGATATACTTCAGCAATAATATATTCACCAGCTTTAATATCTTTATCAGCAAAGTCACCAAAAACATATAAACGATTTTGCCTTCTAGAAAATTGTACTTGAGGTGTACCATTTAATTTCATATCAAGCATACCTAAATATTGCTGCATTTGCTCGTAATAAGCAAGATCTCCAGCAAAATTCTGTAGATCAGCAATATCGTTTAACATCATTTGATATTTAATATCAAAGAAATTAAATGACGTATTAAAGGAACTAGAGATCGGAAATAGTTTTGATACGAAAATAATATCATTTGAAAGTGTAATATATTCATTTGTAACATCAGCTGCAGTTACTAAATGCTTTAAATAAGTACGTACTGTTGCGTCTGAATGATACTCTTGATAATATTGTAAAGCTTCGTCAACACGATCTTCAAGCTGATCCTCATCTACGTTAATCTCGATCACAGGATCACCGAGTCTTCGTTTACAATATTCTATGAGCGTAGCACGTGATGTAGGATTAGCCATAGAGATTCTCCGTTAAAAATATCTATGACTATTTATATGATTTTAAAATTAAAGATA